GAAAGTTCAAGGAGGTAAACAAGGATGCCTAGGCTAGAAGCGCAGCTAAGACAGTTCAAGAAAGAGAATGTTTGCGATACGGGAGAATTCATAACCCAAGACCTTGACTGTATCACTATGCTAAAGGCCGCAGACACGCTGGCCTACAGACCTGAGCCTGTCCTAATCACAGGCGAGAGCGGTACAGGTAAAGAACTTGTAGCCCGAAGGCTACATGGCAGGCGTACAGGTAGATTCATTGCCTTGAATCTATCTGCTATGCCTGACACTATGGTACAGGCTGAACTCTTTGGTCATGTAAAGGGAAGTTACAGCGGGGCTATCGCCAGTCGTATGGGATTACTGGTTGCTGCCTCCAAAGGCACACTCTTCCTAGACGAGATCGGTGACATAACTCCTGCCATACAGGTAATGCTGTTGCGTCTGATAGAGACACATAGGTTTCGTAGGATAGGAGAGAACGAGGACACAGAGTTCACAGGTAGGTTTATCTTCGCCACCAATGCGCTCGGCTCGGAGTTCCGTAACGATCTATACCAGAGGATAGCCACCTTCAGGCTTAGTATAAAGCCATTGAGGAGGCGTATCGAAGATGCAAGGCTTATCCTAAAGCACACCTTGACTGAGCCAGAGTACGAGGACTTCATCAGATTGCTATATGATGCAGCGAAAGCTAGTCCTTGGGCAAACCCCACCATACTGTCAGGCAACGTCCGTGAGCTACTCCGACTGGCAACCCAGTATAAAGTCCTAGGCCCAGACAGCCTAGACTTTCATTGGGAGGGAGACCACTAACCACGGGTACACATAACGTAGCGATTGGTTACAACCCTAGCATGACTTACAACTGGTAACTACAATGCAGCGATTGGTAATGATGCAGGTAAATCTATCACCGGACTACCAGATTTACATGGGTAAAGTAAGACCGGCAAAAAGAATCCTTTTGCGGGCCTTGGTCTCTAAGGGGTTCGCTTATAGCCCAAGTCTGTCTTTCCCTGTAAGGAAATTTCTTACAGCCTATAGACTAAGAAAAAACTTTTAACTGTTAACTGGGTTGGCACGATTCCTGCTCTATAGTAATCGTTAAGATTTTTTCCCTCTTAACACGCAGAAAAATTTTGCGCTAACAGTTACGTGGCGCGAAACTAACAGATAGATAATAAAATGCAAACGATAGATACAACCTACGAGGTGGAGCATTTCCAGTCTGGTGATTGGAAAGACTTCAAGTTTAACGTACCAGAGTTCAAGGCTACCACGGATGTAGTCTCTAGGTACGGAGAAGAGAAAACGCTTGGTCTACTGAATCAGCAGATCAGCGCACGGATAAGGTCTACGGTAAAGAACTCGTTGAAGCCTAATGGCAAGACGACTGAAGAACTGAGGGCCGAGTTGACTGAGAAGTACCCTGACTTGGTAATCTACACCAAGGAGGATGCTGACAAGTGGACTCCAGAGAGCGGCGGAGGGGAGACTCCCGGCAAGCTCTTCAAGAGGGCCAAGGCAGCCTTTGCCGCTGGCGATATTGAGCAGGGTAAAGAATACCTCGCTCGTATGGAGGAACTGATGGCCGCCTAGTGTAGGCCATCCAAACACAAAGGTAGCGTAGCATGGTGTCGTGGGAGACCCACGAACAGAGTAGTTACTAGCGTTTATACTTTGGTGAAACACTACGCTATCTTTTTTAATCTCTATGGATAACGATACAGCTTTACAGAATCACTCAGAACTCCTGCGTAAGATGCGCTCAAAGGGTTCTGCTAGACGATCAACTTACAGTCCGACTAATGCCCACAAGATCAAGCCTATCATAGATAAGCTACTCGATGGCAAGTCGGATATTCTAGTTACTGCCGAGGAGACAGGCTACACGGTTAACACTCTCTATGTAAAGTTAACCGATGGTCTAAAGTTTCTCGTTGACAACTCCACAGAATACGGGCCAATCTATGCAGAGCTACGCACTCAGGTTGCGTTCCGTAAGACAGACACGGGTGTCTTGATTTACTTCAAGGACACACTACGCAATCAGATTAAAGCCAAGGAACTACAGTATGAATTTGCAGACTCTAAAGTCTGGAAGGCAGAACTGCTTGCTTGGTTACAGGACGCAAAGGAAATGGATACCTTTAAGCGAGAGAATATAATAGTAAAGCACGAAGATATTAAGTGGCTGGAAGAACAGCAGAAACTTGTAGACTTCGAGTTCGACACGGCCAAGGACACACTCAAGGTTGTAAGATAATGCCATTAGTCGTCATAGCCGCAGCCTCTCTGTTTTTTACCTTGCTATTCCTAGTCCTCATTATCGTAGATATGTATGACCATTGAGGAACTGCTAGACTGCACAGTAGAACAACTAGAGTCCATGTCGGATGAGGAACTACTCCAACATTTCGACAGTTACTTAAAGCTAACCGAGCCGAAGGTAGAGTTAGCCAAGCCGAAGACGGCACGAAAGAAACGTGTGCCAAAGGAGAAACCAACATTGTTAGATAAAGCAAAGCTACTAAAGAAAACCTATGGAATTACTTAACCTAGAAAAAACCGAAGAGGGTAAGCTGATCGTAAAGATAGACGCATCCTTAATAAAGGAGTCAGCTTGCGAACGTAGACTATGGTATATGCTATGCCGTGGCCTACGCAAACGTAACTCGAATCATAAGATGGAGTACGGCACGGCAGTACACAAGGCCTTGGAGTCGTACTACGCAGACGGTGACGAGGAGAAGGCTGTCAACGCAGCGATAGATCACTACGTGGATGTTCTTGTACCCGATAAGGACTTCCGTGACCTAGCCCATCTGGTCAACCTGCTCAACCAATACTTCAAAGAGGATACAGGGCTGGAGGTACGCAAAGACCCTGACCCCTTGTTGGAGATGCGCTTCGCCTATCCGTACCTGCAAACACCAGAACTGGATATACTTTTCTGCGGTACGATAGACTTTGTCGGAACATACTTCGGCAGACCTGTTATCGTAGACCACAAATCCACGGCAGCCTACAGTCCCGCTGCCTACTTCGCATCCTACAAGGTCTCACCCCAGCTAATGTTCTACAACCTCATCTGGCAGAGACTATTCCCAGACGAGGACGTAGGCTGTATGATTAACGGTCTGTTCCTTGGTCGCTCCAACAAGAACAAGTTTGAGCGCAGCGAGATATTCGAGTTCAGTAAGGATAGACTGGACAAATTCCAAGCCTACATAGACGACCTTGTCAGCAGGATAACACACAAGCTTGAGTCTTACTTCGAGACATGGGACGAGAAAGATGGTGAGGATATCTTCCTTAGCAACTTCGCCTGTTGCGAGACTCGCTTTGGTCTCTGCTCGTTCACGGCCCTATGCACGGCGAACTCAGGCAACGATAGAGAATCCATCGTCAACATGGACTACGTACGTAAAGTCTACGACCCGCTACAATTTCAACTATGAGCAACGAAAAACTTATTGGAGTAGAGGGCGGTGTGCTTGTCAGCATTCCCGTTAAAAATTGTTCTAGGTTTAGGCATTGGGTTAATCTGGATAACACAAATCATGTAGAGTTAAAGCACCGAGCATTGGAAAGAGGTAAAAATTATGGAAGTTACAGAAAAAACATTAAAGGCTAGGCACGATGCCTACTTGGACGGCATGGATAACTTTACCATGCTACGCTACACGGCAGCTATGGAGTCCCTCAACAAGACTCTTGAAGCTACGCTACAGGATAACGAGATGACAGGTATACTGACCGCCGACTGTGTCAGCCACACCTCAGCAATACTTGCGGCAGCAGATATGCTTGGCAGTAAGCTAACCGCATTGGACAAGTCTATACAGAATATGTCCGTGATAATGGGGAGGGTCATCAGCAAATGAAGATACAACTTGATACCCTTGCAGGTAAACGTGCGCTTTTCATAGCTGCTGAGTGTGTTAGCCTGTTGGATGCGAAGCAGAAAGACTACGGGCCTAAGAACATTAGCAGGTTTGGTGTCAGGGGTCTTAGCGTACGGCTCTACGATAAGATAGAGCGACTCGCAAACCTGTTGATGGACAGAGAGGAGTCCCCGAAGAACGAATCGCTGGAGGATACCTTCAAGGACATAGCAAACTACGGGATCATTGGCTTGATGCTACTTAAAGACCAATGGCCTAGGGATGAGCAGTTAGAATTTGATACCTTCCACGGTGTCATCGAGCCAGAAACTAAAATAGAAATAACAACAGACACAGAAAATGTATAAACCATTGATTGCAATCGTGGGTCATAGCGGCAGCGGCAAGAGTACAGCGTTGCGTAACCTAGATCCGAAGACAACCTACATTCTAGACTTGGAGCGTAAGGGATTCCCTTTCCCCAATGCTAACAGGTTCAACATCATTCCCGTGGAGAACGCCAACGCTTTCCCTAGGGAACTTGAGAAGGTTCTAAAGAAAGATGACTGCGAGACCATAGTGGTCGAGTCGTTCACCAAGTACGTGGAGCAGGTCAACACTCTGGCTACGAACTCGTTCAAGGGCTACGATATCTGGTCGTTCTACAACAGGACTATCCGCAATATGTTAGACTCTATCAAGAACGATAAGGCTACGATTATCTTCACGGCGGTAGACGACATCGTGAAGATTCCACAGATTACAGGTGGCGAGACCTCGCACCGCAGGGTCAAGGTGCAAGGTAAAGTTCACGAAGGTGCGATAGAGAAGGAGTTTCTCATGGTGTTGTTCACCGAGGTACGCAAGAACGAGAAGACCGAGGAGATGGAATACTTCTTCCAGACTAACACGGATGGAGTTACCTCGGCCAAGACCCCAATGGGTATGTTCGACGAACAGCTCATCCCCAACGACATCGTTGCGGTACTGGAGAAAGCGGAGGAGTATTATGCCTGAAGATATACCAAAGCTAACACCCGAAGAAACCAAAGAGTACATACAATGGGCCAGAGATAACTACCACTCCAAGGTTGGAACCGCAGGTAAGATACGGGCCTTGTGGCATCCGGTGGTACAGCAAGAGATGCACCGCCTGCACCTGAAGCAGTTGGCAGCGATAAAGCTAAAGGTCAAGGAGATGGGCGTAAAGAAAGCGGAGAACCGTTACGAATGACAACGTACCAAGACCTGTGTAAGGTAATGAAAAACAATCCCAATATATTTCTTGGGCTTGACGGAGACAGAGAGCTAAGGTTCAAGGAGTGGCTACCTGAAAACATGAAAGTCTACAATGCTTTTGTAAACTTTGCGCTAGAGTTAAAGCGTAACGCCTGTAGAGACTACTATTCCGCAAGGGCAATATGGGAGCGTTTGCGTTGGCAGTCTTTGATAGAAGATACCGATCCAGACTTTAAGCTTTCCGATTCTAGTATGCCATTTGTTTCATGGCTTTCTATGGAAGCTGAGCCAGAGATGAAGGGTATGTTTCAAAAGCGGTTGGCAAAGAGTGTGCGAGAAGAGCAATTAAAAATAGAAGCTGCGCGTTTGTTTGAACAAGCTACTATATGCCGAGAACTAAATATGACGTTATGAAAAAGAAACCAAGGGTAAAACTAGGACGATTGTTTGTGGTGTTTAACAACCGCAAACACAAGGCAGCTAACAAGTCGTATATCTTTACATACCTTGAGGGCAAAAACACACCTGCTCCGTATATGTTCACGGACAGTCAACTAAAGGAAGCTAGAGAGCGGGCTATAAAGAACAGCGAAGACTGTCTCCCGTTGTCTAAGTGGTGGAGACTTTGGTAATGAAAACCGAGAACAAGCTCTATCACTACAGCGCAGAGGTTACACGGGTGGTTGACGGGGATACCGTAGATGCCTTTGTAGACCTAGGCTTCGATATGCACTCCAAGCAACGGGTAAGACTGTACGGTATCAACACGCCAGAGTGTCGTACCCGTGACAAGGTCGAGAAGGTTGCGGGTCTTGCAGCCAAGGCTAGGCTGAAGGAGATGCTTAAAGAGAACAAGAACAAGTGCGTTATCAAGACTCGCTTGGACAAGAAGGGAAAGTACGGTCGCGTGTTGGGCGTACTTTACGTAGACGACAAGGACTTAAACAAGGCTCTTGTTAAAGAAGGCCACGCTACGATATACCACGGTGGCTCCAGATAAAATTTCCCTACGAGTGTAGGGAGAATGTGTACAATACACTACGATAAACATAAACTACATACATAATAACTAATGGCTAAAATCAGTCTTAAAGATATTACGGAAAGTTCGGGTAGGCCTTACCTCCCGAATGGTACATACACGCTTCGCATTGTCGAAGCCGAGCG